GCCGTAAGTGAAGCCCAATCGGACAGATTTGACATGACATTTGAAGCAATACCCTCTTTTGATGTCATTATCTGCCTCAATCGGTTTTGAACAAGAAGAACAATACATAAATCCCCTATAAGTAAGCCGAAATCATTACATATCCTAGTACGACGAGAACTCCCCAATGAAGTACCTTTCTCGTTCAGTTTTAGGTTTTCTAAGTTTGGACGCAAAATAGTTGATCGTCCCAAACGGGGCATCAGTTTTTGGGCGGTATTCAGGAAGCCACACATACTTCAGCATCTGATTAGCGATAGCCAAACTCATCACCCTGTCATCGTGGGGTGAACCATGGGTAGAGCCATTGTCGTCACGGACAAAGGTTTTCAGTTCCGCTACCGTGAATTCGCACAACACTTTCAATACCCCGTCACGAAGGTTGGCGCTAAGTTCGTCAATAGCCAACGGTTTAGTCAAAGTGGTTGTTCTCCAACCAAGTTGCTCAGTTTGTTCAGGGTGGCGTTGATTTAGTCGTCGTTGGCGGTAAAGGTTGACATAACCTGCCTTGTTTAAAGCGGTCAAAGTGGTTAAACCGTGGTTGTTTGATTCAACGCCAATAACTGCTTCGTTATAGAAATATCCCAAGGCGTAAAGAATTTCTTCACCAAATTTGTCGGGATCAACATGCCCGTGCCAGTGGGCGACAACTAACCCTGTTTTAGCCTCAATGACATGGGCTGTGGAATAGTCACCACGAGCAAGTCCTTCAGCGACATCCGCCCCTATCGCGTAGGTCGTTCCAAACATGGGCAACTGCCATATAGATAGCGGACCGCCCGTTGATTCAAATATGAACGCATTTTTTGAGTCAGACAATTTTTTGTTAAACCCTTGTTTGGGTTTTTCACAAACAATGTTATGTAATACATCAATATCAAATACAGGTCTACCTGAACGGATAAAGGCTTCCTCAGGGTTGGATGGGTACTCTTGGTGTAACTGCCAAGGTGGTAGTTCTAACGACTGTGCGTCATACCAAGATTGGTCACGGTCTCCGTTTGCTGACCACGGGAAAAAGATGCCATGGAAACGATTCGTTCCGTTTTGCGATCCTTGCCACAAAGTGTAAAAGATGTTTCCTTCACCTTTGGCTGTGGACAAACAGATAACACGACCACCGACATCGGCAATAGGTTCAATTGACGCCCATGCTTCTTCAGGGTTCGGAAGGAACGCCATTTCGTCAATGATGGCTAGATATACGGATTCACCACGGGCAGGTTCGTTTGCTGATGGCATTGATTCAATAACTGAATCGTTGCTGAAAACCATTTTGAGCACATTGTTTTGCATCAGTTCAGGTCCTGCTAGTTGCAACCATCGTGGCATGAACTTGTAAATATATTTTGCTTTAGATAACAGTTTTGTGGCTTCTCGTTCTGTTTTAGACAACATGACGATGAAACGATCAGACCAAAAGAACGCCAACCACAATGCGAAAGCGGCTGCGAGTGTTGAGAAACCGATCTGTCGGGCTTTTAGAACAATGGTGTTTCTGTTCCCCAACCATGCCCGTACTGTGGCTATCTGTGCGGGGCGTAGTTCAAACTGTATGCGCCCTTTGCTTGGGTGTTTGATGTACGCAAAGTTTTTGCAGAAGAATTCAAAGGCTTCTACAAGTTGTTCTACATCAGCGTTTTCAGGTCCGCGACATTTCCTGTAGTTGTATTCGTTGAGAAGATCGTTGAGTTCCATTTAGATGTTCCTCCAAAATTCTAGATTGGAGTAGCGGGCGATTGTTTCAGGTAGGAAAATGTCTTTAGGGTCACGGGATTGTTTTTCTAAAGATGGTCGGATTGTGTGCAGGTGTTTGATACCTGTCAAACTGTTTTCTTTAATTCCCTCTATATTACTGATGTTGTCATATGTGTGCGTGAAACTGTCTATTTCTAAGAACTTGTAGATTGCTTCTATTTCTTGTTGCGGGTTTGCAATCAGATTGTCGTATTCAACGAAATGAAACATGTCGCGATGTTGTGGGAAAGTAGCGTTTTTCATGAAATGGATGCAGGTTGGGATGTCTTTGTCGTATCCCATAAGCCAATCGGCTCGTCGGTCTGCAAATGGTTTGTCAGGAAAAGTGTTTTCTTTTACACGCTCATCAATAACATTGTTCGCTGATTCTGTTGACGCATTAATGATTGTGTCAAATGATGCAAGAATATCTAATATGTTTCGTACAGGACAAATAATTTTAATGTTCTGCGTAATATATTTATGTATTAATTCAACACCAACAGGTTTAGTCCAATGAATGTTTTTATCTATAACATATTTAACATTTTTGTCTGCATAAAAAATATGTGGAGTTGAAGAAATAACATTGTTTATCCCAATGTTTCTATCAAAGTCTTGGTTTTCAAGTTCATCAAAATAGGTGGTTTGTTTACCCATCATCCTGAACAACGGACTCGCAGGAGACACCCACAAATCAGGATTCTGATTAAGGATTGCTGAAAGAACGGTCGCCCCAGAGCGTTGCAATCCCGCCATGAAGAAAAACTGTTTCACAATTTGAGTTCTAATTCCTTCACCTTAGCAGACAATTCTTGTACCGCCCGCACCAACAAAGGAACAAGACGACCGTACGATGCTTCCAATTTTTCAGGATTGTTACGGTAAGTGAGTTGCAAATAATCGTGGGCGTCAACAGAGTCTTCTGCTTCAACAAGATCCTGAGCAATGAATCCAATATCTTTGATACCGAATTTGCCTCCGTCACGCATCATCCAAGTGAACTCAACAGGTTCAAGGGTGTCAATGAAATCTAAACCAAAACGCAAAGGATAAATGTCTTGCTTGTCGCGTTCGTCAGACAAACTGCTAATAGTTTGAACTTGACAGCGCAAAGCAGAGATAGATGAGTTACCTAAAGTGATTTCGTCGCTAACACTAGAAGAAGACGAAGAAGCGTTGTATCCGATAATGATTGAGTTAGTTCCTGTAGCAAAATTGTTTGTTCCGCTATTGCCTGCGTTTTTTCCAATAAAAATGTTGTTAGTGCCAGTACTGATGTTGTATCCCGCAGAGTGACCTAAGCCAACATTGCCACCACCAGTACTAGTAAACCACAACGATTTTGCACCGACCGCAATATTTTCGCTACCAGTTGCACCCGAACCATAGTAATCGTAATACGCAGGAGCCCACCTAGACATTGCGGCATAACCCATAACCACATTTTCAGTTCCTGAAGTGCTGTTGTAATAGGCACCATTACCAAAAATTGCGTTTCTGTCTCCGTTGGAAAACCATGCGCATACATCGCCAACAGCAGTGTTTCTTTCGCCTGTAGTCAACTTACCTAAAGTGTAAGTTCCGATACCAATGTTTCTCGGTCCTGTGGTGATGTTGTACATGGATGCATATCCAAGACCTATACCACGAATAGCGGTTGTTCTATCCTGTAAAGCAGTCTCACCAATACCAATATTTTTTGTTGCATCTGATTCAATAAACCAATATGGTGATTGCGCTGGTGACGCTTTAAGTTTCCATGCGCCAGGTCCGCCTGCGCCCGTGGAACTAAAAATCCATGTGAAATCGCCTGAAGTGAATTCTTGACCGTTAGTTGGTGACGATGGGAAGTTGATAGAAGCCATTAGATTTCCTGTTCTGTTTCTTCAACAACGGGTGGAGCGATCCATTCACCGTTAACTAATTGCCAACCAAAAGTTGTGCCTGTTGGTGCGTTGCTTTCAAGAAGCAATGTTTTGTTGGGTTCCGAATATGGGGAAACACCATCCCAAATGATTATGTTTTCAACATACCCTTGTGCGTTGATTACTAAATATCTCATCCGAACACCCAAATTCTAATTTCTGCGCGACCACCTGTGCCACCAGCGCCTGATGGTTGGCTACTGCTTGATCCTCCGCCACCGCCGCCTCCACCACCACAGGCTCCGCCAGCGCCACCATCGCCGCCGTTACCTGAAGTTGCTTCGCCGCCACCGCCACCACCGCCTGTGCCTTGACCAGATACGGTTGAACCAGCAGTTCCCGCAGTCCCTACTGCTCCGCCTGCGCCACCACCACCGTCACTAACAGTAATTGTGGTTGTGATAGTTACTGCCGAACTTAAATCTGTTGTAACATTTCCTCCATCGCCACCAGCGGTCTCTGACGGTCCTATTGAGTTTCCGCCACCGCCGCCTCCACCGCCTGCGCCACCCATAAATCCGAAACGACCTGTACCGCCGTTTTGACTAGATGTTTGACCGTTGCCACCTTTGCCAAATGCGGCAGATATAACCTGTGTTGATGTTGTTCCACTATAAAAACCGCTGTAAGGGAAGTTGATAGTTGAATAACCAAGTCTTTCGTTGACCACCGCTGCTGTTGTGCTTCCAGCGCCTCCGCCAACACCCGGTGAAAAATAGTATTTTCCAAAACGAGATATACCGCCTGCGCTACCAGCGTTCGCAGATGCGTTAGTTACTGAAGCACCACCAGTTCCACCTGCACCGATTGTTACTGTTTGAGAACCACTAAATTCTGTTGCTGAAACAACTAATTGTTGCCACGGTCCGCCCATTCCACCAGAACCACCAGAGGAAGCACCACTAGCAGTACTTCGTCCGCCACCGCCTCCGCCACCAGCACCAATTGCTTCTATGACAACAAGTTTTGCTGACGCACTAACCGTGTAAGTCGTTGATGAGGTAAATGTTTGTGAATCCAACAATGTCATCGCACCCGTAGCGCCAGTAGCACCAGTCGCGCCTGTCGCACCTGTCGCACCAGCAGAACCCGTATAGCCCGTATATCCTGTAGCGCCTGTAGCACCTGCTGAACCCGCAGAGCCTGTATATCCCGTATAGCCTGTGGCTCCCGTAGAGGATGCTGAA